GGTTGTCCCCAAGACCCCTGTCCAAGTGCTACATTGTAAGTTCCACCAGCTTGTTCATTAACAGGAGTAGGTGGATGCCAACCACCATGAGCAAAGTTTAAAATAGGTGCAGGTAAGATCGCAGCTCCTTTATTTGCAACTGCTTCTGGAGCTTGTTCTGCTGCAACTAACCGTTGTAATTGGTCGGCATCATCATGCATTGTTGGTAAAGCGACATCATCTGGCATTGTCGCTTTATCTGGATTGCCGGTCATTCCCATATCATCCATTTGTTTAAGTCCAGCTTCCGCTACTCGAATAGTTTTCATATAAAAATCTAAACCATGATAGCGAACAGCATGATCAGGAACTACAAATTCACCCGGACTAATAGCGGCTGTCTGGTCATCTCGAACACCTTCCGCTGTTGCCCCAAGGGGAATTTCATTGCCACTTACAGGATCAATATCCTCTTGTTCTTCAACTAAACCTAAGATATCCATCTGTTCATCTGGTGTTACTGTATCATCAAATTGTTTTCGTGCCACTGTAGTTCCTCCTTTAGTAAAGCTAAACCTGTCCGATTCTGGAAGCTTGCTATCCGCCCTATAACGATCAGAATCCCAGTTAGTGAAGCCTTCCTCCCTTGCAGTATTCCAGCTATCTTGTAAATGTTGAGAAGAATCATTATCAAAAAGTTGAGGAAGGTCAAGAGTCTCACGCAGTCGTCGTATACTAGCAAGACTTTTACCCAGATCGTTATTCATAAAAGTAATATAAAACTCCTTCAATGCTTGTACTGGAACCGAAGAAACCGGCATATTTTCTAGCTTTGTTCTAGTCACTAACAGAGAACTATGTTTATCTTGTTCTTTAGGGCTTAAGTTAGTAACATCAACTGTTTGAAAAGGCTGGTAGTTTTGAGAAGGGAGAAATTCAAAATCCGAAGGCATTGAAAGTTGCTCGTGCATAGTCTGTCTAAGCTTTAGTTCTAGTTCACCTAAGTGAAAATTTATCCCCGCTGTTTTAAAATCTTGAGGCGTTACGCTATCACGAATTGGTTTCAGGTTATTAAGTTCATTTGGCGATATAAAGTAGTATTGATTGGAGTCAATTGGGAGATGAGGATACATCTGCTTCAATTTAACACTAGCTTCTGGCGGACCCATTACCTTTAGGTCACGATGTAAATCGCTAAGGTTCCTAAAGATGTCGCCCGGATGGTAGTAATAGGGAGATGTAAAAGCTCTACGATCAGGATGCGAATAATGAAGATCAGGAATATTCCAAGAAGAATCTGGGTTAACTAACTGATGTAGTATTTTATTTGCATTACCCTGTAATAGATTAAAATGCTCGACCCAAGGACCGTGTATATCGACTAATGAAGCTATAGCTCTATTTAAGGGGGTTCTAAAATATTTAAAGTATTCTTCAGGACTTAGTTGATCTAAATAAATCTCCTCCAAAGACTCAGGTGTTTCTGCCGTAGCACCAATGATGTCATCTAAAGCATCTAACTCCGTAACATCGGGGTTCACAAACTCTCTGGGGTCAACGTGCTTCTTCCAATAATCCAGCAGTACAGGATCGGCTGTTGGACCCATTGGCAATTCCTCTGTTATAGTTGGAGTTTGCCAAGAAGGTTTTTCTAGCAGCAACGACGGAACACTAGGGAGGATGGTCTTAGCTACTTGTGCGCCTAGTCCTTTAAGAATATCTCGTCGAGTCGCTTGAGGTACACCGGGAGCAGGAGAGAACTGTTGTTCTGGTAGTGTTTCTTTTGGTAGTGTTTCTGTACTTGGTACATTAGGAGTAGGAACTAATTGTGAAAGTGGCTCTGTAGGATGAGCAGGTTTTGCTTCCCACTGACCTGTATTTTGATTATAGGTCATTGTTGTTGATGGTTCGCCACCAAGTCCCGATGTTGGAGTAGGAGAAGGTGATGGGCGGACAGTAGAACCCAAACCACTTACTCCACTAGAGCGGCGTTGCCGCATCCTAGTTTTATATCCTTTTATAATATTTTCTATAACAGAACCAGAAATAGTCCCTATAAATTTACCAGTTCTACCAACAGGACTTAATTCTAAAGCATGTGCAGCTACCTTCGCAGGATCTATCTCCTCTGCTGCTAACTCTTTATGAATATCTTCTAATGTTAATGTCTGTCCTACACCGGGGAGCATATTTAATAGAGATACTACACGATGAGCATTAGTAGGACTTAATCCTTGTTCTATTGCAAGATCATAAATAGCTTGTCTACCTATATTTTGATATTCAGCAGGTTTAGTCCCTTTAAGCCTTTGCAATAGAAAGTCTGCAATTGGGTATTTAGCCATTTGCGTTTACTTCATCTCGCAACTGTTTTAATCTACGCAATATATGGATAGCTCCCTGTGCTTTATGAACATTGACCATATCAATATTTTGCTCTAAATTAGCTTGTTGCTGACTAATAATCCAATCAATATAATTATTGAATGCGTCCCATTGGCGCTTGTTGTTGACCAACACCTTGAGCTTGCTGAGTAGGTTGTTGTGTTGCTGTTCCACTAAATTGTCCTTCCATTGGTACTGGTGCGCCTCCTACACCGATTGTGCCACCTCCACCTCCTTGTAAGTCATTCGGACTTAAACCGGGAGCTGGTGGAGCTTGACCAGCGGGAGGTGCTGGCGGTTGTTGCTGTTGCAAAATCTTTGCTTGACGCAAAGATTCTTCAGGTGTATTACAAACCTTATCTGGATCAAGATTCATTGAATTTGCAATCTCTCGAATAATAGATGGGAATTTAGCAAATGGAGCTAACACTGGATTCGCTACAACTTGCAAGAATTGCAAAAGTCTCTGACTTCTAACTTCTGTTGCCATCAAACTTTCAGTACCTCTAGCTTTAATTTCTAAATCCCCTTTAATATCAGGATCAAAATCAAATTGCATATTAAAACTAAAGAATGCCTCACCTAATGGTCTAAGTAAATAATCATCAAAGTTTTTAACTACAGTTTTAATACTACCTGCTGCTGCTCCCATAAGCATAGAAATACCAGCGGCAGTACGTCCTGTACCTACAACACCTGTCTGCCCATGTGCAAAACTAGGAAGACCCGTCGCTTCATCGGAAAGCTGACGAGCCTTATCAAATAATTGCATATTCTCATTACTTACATTAGGAAATTTTGTACCGAAAATAGCCTGTCCCGGTGCCCCACCTTGACGCCGGAATACTTTACCCGGATATACTTGTAAGTCCTGTCCCGGTACAAGATTCGTTTCATCTACCTCAATCAATAAATTCCCACTTAAGACCGCATTATCTACAGCCATTCGCATAAAGCCATTCATTAATGTCTGTGTATCATCCATATTCTCAGCTAAACCAATACCAAAGAAACTATATGGATTAAGTTCATAAGGCACAGCATAATAAGGAATACGAGCAGGTTTAAATGGATTAATGACTAAACGCAGAATAAAATTATTACATATCCAACAATTAACCTGAATCTGATCTATATTATTATATTCTTTTGGCAGATCAATCCCAAATTCATGAGCAAGATCAGTATCAAGTAATCCCCAATATTCTAGAATCTCATATCGTTCTGGATGATCATTTAATGCATAATCCTTTAAATCATCTTCCCAGTATTCACTAGTATAGACTTCTCCCATATCGACACAACTATCAATAGCATCTACACGAAAATGTGGACGGGCTTTTAAACCAAGTACCTGTGATTTTGAAAACTTATGACGCTCAATAATATATGTTGCATCATCCATATTACTTGCATCTGGATCAGGATATAAATCCCAACATGAAACATGCTTTACCTGTGGTACAGTTTTTATAACAGGTGTATAATTTCCAGCTTCATTCCAATTTGCATATTCTTTATCAACTGCAAATGGACCTTTTAAAATTCCGGTTCCAAATAAGGCACATTCAAATGCCGAAGAACGTAAATGTTTACTAGCACCAGATTCTTCTAATTGATCCATAATCTTTTTTTCCATCTTCTTTGCTGCGACCAAAGCAGGATGGAAAGTAACGGAAGTTGGTGTTAAACCTTCGCCTTCTTGTAATCCTTCAATTTCAGATAATTTATCTTCTAAAGGACCAAGTTTCAATTTTTTATCTTCTAAGCTTTCTCTTGTAGCTCCAACTTCTAATTCAGTTCCATCACCCGGAAAGCCATACGGACTAGTCGCTAATCCTTCAGGTTCAGTTCCTTCTGCCTGATCAGGAGGTACATTAGGATCAAAATGTACAGCTTCCGTTACTCCATCCGGTAAAAGAGTGGGTTCAATACTTAATGGAAACTTTTGTTGTGAGAATAAGACATCTGCAATTTGACCATAAGCCGCTAAAACCTTTGTTTTCGTAACCTTAATAAAAACTCTAGAACGTTCAGCTTCGGTAAATTGTACATCAGCTCCATAAATTCCTCTATAGTTTCTATACGACTGTAACCACCGTTCCTCATCAAATCGACGCCAATCTTTTGATCTCTTATATCTACCTTCAATAAAAGTTATAAGTTCAGATAGCTCTTGATCTTTAGCCTTTTCATCTAAAGCAAAAGTTTGTACTTCTTCAAATGTATTATCTACCATATATTAATATCCAAAAGTTGTATCAGCCGGATTATATCTGCCCGCTGCTTGATCCATAGGAAAATCAAATAATCCTCGTCGTGGTCTACTCATTATGCCATATCGCAAAGCGTCATATAAATGGTCCTCCGATTTTGTGTTAACATCTTCAGGATTCTTGGGATCAAGAGGAATAGTCGGTAACTGAGATACAAGATTAATACAACTATGAAATATAACTAATCCCGGTTGTGCAATCTCATCTCCGAATGCTTCTTGTACTTGAAACCGTCTATGAAGTTCATTCTTTCCTGAGATTCTACTTCCTGCACTTCGATCACTAGGTCGCCATCTACAACCTTGTACAATCATTTGTTCAGCAAGACTTGGACCTGTATCTCCTCTACGATGCCAGCAAGAACTATCTAAGACGCCATAGAGAATAGTTCCATCTCCTTCTTCCAAATATAAAACTTTATTTGCTAAATCTTTTGCTAAAACCTTTGAGACATAGAGTTCTCGATAAATAACTAATTGCCCATCAGGGGCCACCGCAAACCAAAGCACAGCACTATAAGAACCGTATCCATAATCACATGCCCGGAACTTAGGCCAATTCTTCGGTATATCAAATGGTTTAACAACATGAATATCTCTATTAAACTCAGGAAATGCTGCACCCTCTGCTACATCCCAATTTCCTTCTAGTAATCTCTTCCGTTGATTCTCCGGTAACGATAAGAGCATTGTCTCATAGTCACCTGTTTTAGCTAGATATGGATTATCAAATAATTTTGCGGGGATAAACTTTCGTTGAAATAATGGTTGACCTTCTTTCGTATGATCTTTAGGATATATTAATTTATTCCCATCACTATCTGTAGCCCAAAAGGATTTGCCGGGAGGCGAAGGGTCCACAAAATATTTCTTTACCCATACATGTCCTGCCCCACCGGGATTTGTCGTAGCCCTCATATAAACTGGTAATTCAGATGCAATAGACCTTAGCCTAGAGCGAAGATAATCCCAAGCAAAAGGTGTGGGCCATTGTGTGAGTTCATCAAAACCAATCCAACAGAAAGATAGTCCTTGATAACGAAGGACATCATCATCTCTATCAAGATACGATAACCATAAACGTCCGCCTGATGGAGCGGTCCATTGCATCTTTCGTTCCGACCACTTGATGCCGGGAATAATCTTTGGATATAACTCTTGTGATTTCCAAACTAATTCTCTCAATTCCTCTGTAGTTCTACGAAGTAATAGACCTGAAAATTGTGGATTACTTAGATAGCGTAATGGATCAGCTAACATGGCATAACTCTTTCCACCACCGGCAGCTCCACCATATAAGACTTCCCGTTCACTTGCAGCTAAAAACTCTGTTTGTGGTCCCATATTTGGCTTAAAAAGAATATTATGTTTCTCTTCAAGAACAAATTCCTCTGTTTCTGTAATATTTACTTTAGGCTTGGGGTTGTTCTTCGGTTCTTTTGCCTTTTTCTTTTGTCGCCCCTGTACGCTTGCTCTCAATTTCTTCAAGTTTGTGGAGGGCACTTTCATACTTTTTAAGCCATGTTTTATATGTTGCTGCCTTACTCTTCCGTTGCTTTTCGGTTTGGATTCGCTTTCTGAGGCCAACGTGGGAAATTTCTTGTCTTGTTCTGTCACTTAACCACCTTGCTACTTCTCGATATGAATATTCTTTTAAATATTCCTTTGCTAAGTCTAGGGCTTCTAGTTCTTCAATATTAGGTACTAGAAGTTTATCATCTGTTTTATGCATACGATATCCAAAAGGAATCGTGCGACTAATTCTAGGTATCTCTAACCATTCATTATCGTCTTTTAGCCCAACTGGATCAGGCATTTTAAAATAACCAAGTTCATACATTATTGTTTTTGTCGGTTAGCTCTACCAGAAATAATCCTTAGATTTGAACGACTATTATTTCTAGGATTACCATCAATATGATCAATTTGTTTTCCATCACCTTTTCGTACTGCACCTGTACGTAATGCAGCTCGTCTATTTCTATTTCGTACTACTCGTTCTTTTTTCATACGAGCACTACTATGAAATCTTGCATAATCGCCTACTTTATACGGCATGACTATTTTTTGGCGGTAAAATCATAATGCCACTAGGTGCAGTAACTTCAACCTTATCGGTCTTATGAATCCCTACTCTATCTAAGAGTTCTTTTGCGGCATTTAGTCGATGTTGATTACCCAATTCAGAAGGACGTTCTAAGACATTAATCATTGCTCTTGCGGCTCTAGGTCCATTTAAAGCTAAATATTCTCTAGTCAACTCAAGAACTTCATCTTTTAAGGAACGAACTACATCCATTCCACTAGTTGTATCGCTATAACCAGCTAAAGTTTTCGCTTGTCTGTAGTCTCCTTCTGCCTCTCCAAACAGAACTTGTAAAAATGTTTGCTGTTTTGTAGTTAATTCTCTCATATTATATCTTCCATAGTACAGTCACAAATCCTAGAATAAGGGTAGCAGTTGATCCCATAATCAAGGCTTCAAGACGTTTTATTCGTCCGGTTAATGAATCAAGTTGACGTTGGACTGATTCCGCTCTGATAGAACACTCTCGTTCATGGGCTATTAACTCCGTTTGGACTTCTGTTGCTGTTGCCATATCTATATCTGTTCATTCTGTTCTAGCATATCTAAAACAGGTGTAGATGTTTGCTTACGTAATTCGTTTGCTTCTAACATATCTTGAGGTTCAACTCCTGTATTCTCTCGTTGTCCAAATAGCATCGTTACATTTATTCTTTTATTGTCAAACCCCGGAAAGAAGTTTACATCTGCTGTCTTGTGGAATAAATTAGAATCAAACATAACACACCGATTATATTTATAGGGAATATAAATAGCTTTGGCATCGTGCTCTTTTAAATAGGAAATAACTTCCGTTTTGTCGTCACCATTATAGCGGGTAAAATCCCAATCAGGTGGAGCGCCTGTATCCCAAATCCACATACCACCTGTTTTACCGACATCTTTTTCTTTGTCATAATCTCTATTTGCCTTTGTTGGTGTAATCCAAAAATTAACATTAATAGCTGCAAAGTCTGCATGAATATCAATGCCGGGACATTTGGATTCATATTTAAATGCCCACATCTGAGACAGATTACGCTTATTTGTATTGTCAAATACTTTCGGCATATTCTGGATCATTTCGAGAGATAAAGTAGATAGAGCAGACGGGCTAAAACCACTCTCTCTAAATCCACCTAAATATCCTCTACCATAAATCGTGTTCCAAAAAGGAAATTCTAAACAATATTCTTTTAACTTTTGTAAGGCTTCCAAATTCATAAAGTCATCAATGACTACAATGTTTGGAGTTGTATTATAATACGTTTCTTGAATTACGTCAAATGGTAAATTTAAATTTAATGCTCCTTCAGGATGCTGGTGATGAGGACGAACAAGCCTTCCGGTATTTAGTAACCATAAAAGATGCCCGACATCATGGGCCTCTTTCATATGAAGCATATGTTCCTTAAATGGTTGTTCGTTACTATTATCTAAAGGATCATATACCTTTTTAGTTGTTTGTTTCTTTTGAGTATTTTTCTTTTCCTGTTTTGCTCTTGCTTTACGTTGGTTACGATTCATAAAATCTATGCCTTCTTTTTGCGTTTCCTTTTAGCGGGGGACTTTTTCTTTGCGGAACCTACTGCAATTACTACACTCATACCATCCGGCTTTTTAGCCTTTGGATCAGCTACATACGTACCATCATATTCTTTAGCGGCAGCTCTTGCATTTCGCTCACCTTTTTCAGTATATGGGAATTTAACTATTGGCATTATTTTTTCCTCCTTCTAGTATTCTTTTTTAATAGATTATACTTAGCTCTTTCTGGCTCTACTTCGTCTATTGCGTTTACTGTTATCCATGACTCGTCCACCGGCTGCATAAGCATGAGGCTTACCTCTATACATTCCACCACGTACAAATTCTCTAGGGTTTTTTATCTGACCTTTTTTACGTACTACACCACCCTTTTTTACTCTTGTCTGCGACCCTAGTCCAAGTTCTTCTCTGGCCCTAGCAATTAATGCTTTTCCTTCTGATGTTTCGCTTGCTCTTTGCACTGCAGTTTTTGCACCTGCTACGTCAGTAGGATTTTCTGGCTTCCACGGACGGTCATCATCTAGTCCTCCTCCCATTGAATGAAGTAGGCGTGAATTTATAATCCCCAGTGCTTCTAATATAGTAGCATAAGAAGGTATAGATGATGCTTGTGTTACCTTAATAGGTTGTCGTCTTCCTCCTCCTTTGGGTACTATTGGTACGTCTGATCTACCACCACCTTGAGGTGGCTTTGTACCTATTGGCAAACTTTTAACCATATACTATCTCCTTCTTAGTTTATATAAGGCAATCCATCTATATAGTCAATATAGAGTTTACCATTTAAATGATCAATCTCATGTTGAAAGACAGTCGCCATAAAATTTTCTAACTTAAGACTATATTCATTTGCTTCTTGATCTAAATATTCTACGGTAATATGTTTTGGCCTAGTTACAAATCCTTTTAAATGAGGAACACTTAAACACTCTTCCCAAAAGCTAGTTGTATCATGCGCTATATCTGTAATTCTAGGATTAATTAAGATATAGTCAGAGGGCTTAGTCCATACCGAATGTGGTTCAATTTCATGTGGAATCTTAATAACGACTACTTGCTTTAACACAGAAATTTGGGGGGCTGATAATCCAATTCCTTTGGCGGCTTGCATTGTTTCCTGCATATCCTTAATAAGCGTTCGCATTTCCATAGTGCGAATTTTATTTTTAGATACAGGTTTAGCTTTTTTGCGTAAGACAGGATTACCAATTGTCGCAATAGGCCGAAGAGCCATCTAACTTTATTTGCCCATAGGCCGATTATATCCTGCAACACCTGCCCTAGCAAGTCGTGGGTCTGAGTTCTTAACTATAGCATATTCTCCCTATTTCTTTTTCCTACGCTTTATAGCACCGCCTTTACGCACGGTACTAATCTTACGAGATGTACGCTTTATAGCACCACCTTTACGCAGTTTACTTCGTTTGCGTTTTACAGTACCACCTTTTCGATATCCGGCGGATTCAAGAGGTGGCAAAGTTCTAAATTGTGTACCTACTGTAGCTTTAAGAAATTCAATAAATCTTTTATCGTCGCCTATATCATTGTCCACTTTTGTTACAAGATTTTTTATCCACGCAGGTGGCGGAAGACCTTTCGCTATAAAGCTACCTAATGCTACTACAGCATCCCGAATAGTCGTATCCTCCTTAGTCCTATCCGTAGTAGCTATCTTCGGATTTACCTGATACGATCTAACTGTACTCTCTCTTGTTTCTTGTGCATGTGTTTTATAATACTTCCATGCTGCCTTAAGAAAGTCCCTAATATTTTCTGAATCTTCCTTAACGGACCATCCTCTATTTGGTGGTGTTGTACGTCCCATACTTTTCCCCTACTTTTTTATTCCATGTTTCATTCCAAATAATAATGCACCACCTTTACGCAAGTTACGAGTACGAGGCTTACGTTTTACAGTGCCACCTTTACGTAGTTTATTTGTTCTAGTAGATAATGGTGCCGTTGGAACATCTTTTAATGCTGTGGTACTTGTTTTCGTAGGTAATGAATTAGTTTCTTTTTCTAACCTCGCTTGATACTCTTTCAAATCTCCGGTTACTTTAAAATAAGATGGATCAAATG